TCCTCTATTACTTCTTTTGGTTCTATTACTTTCATTATGCTGTTACCTCTCTCGGCTGTATCTCTAATATCGAGGCTATGACGTGCAGCTCGTTCGCGTCAGCAGCCTGTACTTTAAGCACCTCACTCTCCTCCATCACAAGAGGTTGGGTCAAAAGTTCTGTTGTTGTCTTGGATGCTATAGCCTTATCCTTGAATAGATTAAATATGGCACCACTAGAATCAACCAAAGTTATTGTTATAGTGCTCCCTGATCCGGCATCCTCTGTTACCAGCAATGATTTTATAACTGTGGTTGTGGCGCTAGGCACCGTGTATAACGTTGTAAGATCAGTTGTTGTAAGATCTACTTTTTTATTTTTAAAATTATTAGCCATTAATTTAAAAAGAAGTTAAATGCTTCCACCTCCTGTTTTAGTTCTTCTTGAAATGTAGAGTTAAGTTTCTCTACAATCGCATCAAGATCTCTGACCTGTGCCTCTGCTGTTTGCAGATCATATTCTTTACTTGGTCTTGTTAATACTTGTACTATCTTTGCCATTATATTAAATCACTATACATTACTGGGTTGCTAAATGTTCCATAGTTAAAATCTAAATCTTTTAAAGATGCAGATTTAGATAAAGGATCTTCTGTTTCAGTAGGTAGAACTCCTTGCAATTCCATTATACCTGTTTGTAAAATATTTTGATTTCCACCATTACTGGTTCTATCAATTGGATTGCCATAAGCATCAATTATTCCAGCCATTCTTTGGCTCATATAATCTTGAAAATCAATTCCTTTAAATTTTCCTGCGGGCATAACTTTTTCATCAAAAAATTGTTGGTTGTTGAAAGGACCAAACTCTGCAAGTTTATTTGTTATTAAACCTAAACCTGGTATTCCTGCTAGTGCACCAAAACCGCTTACAATTAAAGAGCCCAATCTGTTTCTGTTTCCATACGCGGTTGTATTAGGCACAACAGTATCTTGATAACCTCCAAATAAACCACCAAACTTTGAGGGACCTGTGTAGGATTGTGTAAAAAAATCTTTTTTCTCCATTGGATCAGATAAAGTTCCTTTTTGCACAGCAGTTCTTTTTTGTCCGTATTGACCTGATCTTCTGTCCTCTCTACCGCCACCTCTTGAAACTCCGCTATCTTTTCCAGCGCCACCTTGATTAGTAGCACCTCCTTGATAACCACCTCCAAATCTATAATTGATTCTTTTATCTATCATTATCTTCTACCATCCGGTTGTATATCTAACCTAAAAGTTCCTAACTTCCAACTTTGAGCAGACGATGTGTTTTCTACTTTTAACGCAATAGCTCTTGCCCTTGCACGTGTATCTACTTTTTGTGTAGATGATGAGATTGTAAAAGGTCCTAATGATGAGCTAGCTTGACTATCGTTTGGAAAATTTCTTAATTGTAACGTGACCTGTGTATTACCAGTTTGTGAAATAAAGTCAGGTATAAATCTTCTTATCTTCATTATAAATTCACCATCTCCTCTAATATCTGCAACACCAGTTGATTGTCCTCTACCCATTCTTTGACTTATATCAAAATCTCCAGATGCAATATTTGCAGTAATAGCTGTAACGGCTCCACCTTTAACCTGATCAGTCCCTGTTTCGTGCTCATAATATGTTGTTCTACCTTCAGTGTTGCCCACCACATCAAAAGATGTATCTGTAGCAGCATCGTATTCTAAAGCATGTGGTTTTCCAAAAATAGCAGAGTCCTCCCACATAGTTCTAGCGAGTGTGCCAACCGTCCATACTGGTCTTTGTGGAGACGAGTCAAAATAATTATAGGTAACTTGTTTGTTTACTACAGAGGATCCTGTCGTTGGATAGAACCATATAACCTCACCAAACAGATTGTTTAATCCTGCAGATACCATCTGATTACCAGATTCTAGATTTATGTCATCGTAAACATGATCTTCTACTAAACATGGCAATGATTCTAGTTTACCGGCATATCTAAAGAAACCATTCTCTGACATCCAATATGCAGAACCATCAACCTCAACACAAGCATTTTGTCCAACGAGTCCACAATTAGTTCCTACTTGAGAGAAACCAAAAGTAAAAGGCGGACCGATAAATCTTTGAGTAAATAAAGCTGTATCAGTCCAGACATAGATCGCATCACGACCTCTGATTGCTCCTCTGATCTGTGATCCGTCAGCTAATCTTTGTGTGCCTGCTGTATTGGTTGCTGTGGGTGTATATGTATTAATATCTTCCTGATCCGAGAATCTTATAAACATATCGTCTTGTGTTGACGTATCTCCGATAGTTGTCTCTGTTCCAAAAAATACCAAGTGCCTGTCCGGTGTAGACACCAACATGTGTCTCGATGCTGTTGGTGCACCTGTTATAATTACGGCTCTTGTTTCTGTTGCACCTGATGCAGCAGAGTTCCATTCAAATACTGCACTATCATGTATTAGACAGATTGCCTTGTCACCGAAGTTATCTAGTGACCACATACCTGGTTCTAACACCAAATCACCAGATGCAGCCTCACCCCACGCAACAAAATTTGCTGTGCTGGTTACTGTATCTCCAGCACCATGAGATGCTGCTGTCGTATTTCTCACACCTCTTATAACACCTGTTAATTCGTTAGATGAATTAATACCTGTATAAGATATTTCTTCTGTGCCTATCAAAACAAAGTTTGTGCCAGAGTCTGGAAACTGTGAGGGATCCGCTAATGTAATACCAGTTGTTGCTGATGAGTTGATCGCTCCTGATAATGTTGTGGTAAAAGCTCCTACCTCTTCACCACCCCAAGTCCCTAAAGACCAACCAAAACCTTTTGCTTGAACTGCCGGTCCCACAGGGTAATAGTGTTGTACCCTAATACCACCTGATGTTGTTGCACCAGATCCTGACTCTGCTGAGGGCATTGTGATTGTGATAGTTGTGGCATTAGGAACTGTTGTTACCATAAATTTTTTATCATCAAAATCTGTGGATGAAAAATTAGAATCTGTGATTGTGGAAAAATTATCTAATAAAACTATGTCCTGTGCAGATATACCATGATCCCCACTAAAAGTTATTGTAACAGATGTTGATCCGTTGGTCGTGGTGAAAGCACTGGTAAGAGTGGTTGTGGATTTGATAGGGTGTATGTCGTAAAACACGCCACCAGAAAACGCATATAAAATCCTGTTTGTTCCTATGATAGCATATTTTCTACCAAGACTGTTTACAAAATGATGTAAACCACGCCCTGCTCCTGTTAGATGACTCTCTCCTAACTGTTTCCAACCACCTATCTTTTCAGGTGTGCCATATCTAAAACGAACATTATCACAATCGATCCACTGACCCTCTGCTCCTGTTGGCGTGATCTGTTTATTTATACCAGGTTGAAATCCTATTTTCTGTAACATATCTACCTCGCATTATTTGGTACACCATTAGAATTTACAAATGGAGATTCTGCAAAAGCCATGTAGATATATGATATACCACTGCCATTAGCTGATGATGCGTTACCTCTGAATTTTACACCATTTGATAGAAAATCACCAAAAAATCTATTTCCTGAATTAGAGGCTATTTCAGCATCAGAGCCATTAGGAACTAAAATTTGATTTACAACATTTGAATCATCTCTTTTGTTATCCATTATTTCCCATTGTTCAGAATTAGAAGATGACTTAATTAAAAACATAGCTGGGCGGAAGCCTAAATAAACAAATTTTCCATCAGCATTTCCATTTCCTGTGTAGCTGCCAAATTTTGAGTATCCTTTTTTTTCTGCGAAGCAGTAGGCTATAAAAGTTCCACTACTTGCATTTGTTGAATTAGTTGTTCCAACACTAAATGTAGTTGATGTAGGCTCTGTGTCATTCCAAACTGTACTATCAGTTCCACTACCAGCTGTATTTTCTAATAAAACATATTTTGTTGCACCTAATGATTTATGATAAACATTCCAGCTTCTTGCAGCATCTCTTTGTTTAACAATATACCATGCTGGAGCAACTCCTAATCCATGACCCACAGTAGCATTTGATCCTGAGCCTGTATAAGACACAATACTAAATCCAGCAGTAGTGTTAGCAGATACAGAACTTGTTATACTTCCATCAGAGTTTGATGATGCAGAGCCACCAGCTTTCCAATTCCATGATGCGTAAGTAGATGATGAGTTATTAATATTTGATTCAGAACCAATAGTAAATCCATTACTATTGAAAGAATTAAACCATGTTGTATCAGTTGTGCTTTCTGCATTATTTATATTTTGTTGTAATCTTTTATCTGTTCCTCTTACAGAATCATAACCATAATGATTTACTGCTTGTGATCTCGACTTAATCCAAACCCAATCTGGTTGCATATTTTCAGAGCCATCAAAAGTAATAGCATTTGTACCTCCATTTCCAGTATAAAGTTTTGTCTGAAAATAAAGTTCTGGGTTATCTATTGTTGTGTATGCCATTATCCACTCTCCGCTAGGTTCTTGGTGCAAAGGGAAAAATAACCCGATGGCACCGAGTATTCAAAATTTCCAAATCCATTAGCATCTGCATTTCCTGATGAGATTGAAAAAGGTGGTGAACCAAAATTCCATGAAAACACAGGATCAGAGCCGTCTTTATAAGAACTTTGAGCAAAACTATAAAATACACCTGTTGCTAAACCAATAGCCCCAGTTCCTGTACTACCAGATGTAGGTACACCACTATTTTGAAATGTACCATTTTTTGAAAAATATAATTTATGATTATCTAAATCCATAGCAATACCTATTATATCTCCAGTAGTATAAGAATTTCCGTATGAAGTTGCAGTAGTATTAATATTTTTTCTTCCATCTGATAGATAAGCATAGCCATTGTTATTTCCAAGAAAATTAGTAAATATTATATTATCTGGATTTTTAACCCCAATTTGAGGATAAGTACCACCTACCTCTATTACCTTAACTTCTGCATACCATTTTCCAGAACTTACAGATAAAGTAGAATGTACTTCTCTATGAGCCGCTGCCGAAGTATTAGTAAAAGTTAAATTTCCATCACTAAAATTATAGTCATCAATTCGTTGTAAAGCATTTAATGTTGTAAAATTATTTGTACATGTATCAGTAGATTGATCTATGCTTGTTAAATTATTTACAGTAAAGTTATTAGAGTTCCCTGATACATCTGCACCTAGACTACCAGAGTTTTCAAAGTCTAAATAGAATCCATTTGTACCAAAGGTTAAACCAGATACATCTTTAGGTTTCCATATTGTAGGAGAATCTTCATCGAACTCTCCAAATGATGTTGGATCTAAAGATGAACCATCAACTAAAACTACTTCTGCCAAATAACCACCATAATAGTGTGAGCCACTAACATTTCTTCCAATTTCCACTGTTGCACCACTAACTCCAATTTGAGTTACATAATCGGCATCTACTGTTCCTGTTGAAGTAGAAAAAGTTTGTTGTGTTCCATTTACATAAACTCTAAATCTATCATCTGCTGTTCCATTTGTGCTATCAAATCTCACTATGACATTATACCATGCAGAAACATCTCTTAAAATTCCATTTGGTATTCTTCTTAAATAAGTGGTTCCTGAACCATTTCTTACTTGAATATCTAAACCATTTTGGCTTTTTGTTGCAACCTCTACATAAGTTGTACTATTTGCATCACTTGAAACACTAAATATGTTCATATTTGTATCATCTGGATCAGATATTTTAAACCAACAACTGAAAGTCCAAATTTTTCCTGTGCTTGAACCATTAGTCCTGTTTAAATAATCACTACTAGCTTGATTAAACCTTAATGAGTTAGCAACATCATATCCAGTATCTTTTATGGAGTTAGTTCCAGGTATGAGTAGTGACATTAAACAACCTCTTCAGGAAATTCTGCTAGAGGTCTCGTACCATTTTGGTCTCTTGTATATAAAGTTTCTAATTCTTCAACACTATTACAAGCATCTATTTGACTTTCCATTTCGTTAGATTTACTTCTTACATCTGCTCTAAATGTTGTAATATTTTCTGGGACATTATAATCTGCAACCTCTGTTGCTTTTACTACATACCAATCTGTTTTTTCTAATAATCCTGATGCTTGTTGTTTTACAATTCTTTTCTTTTCTGTTTTTAAACCATAGTTAATTAGTTGTACTCCATCATCATCTAATACGGGATCACCATTTTTATCCACTGCATCTTCATCCTCTAATCTTTTTGGCGTAGCAGTCCCCCATGATCTAGTTACTTGACCATCTGCATAATTATATTCTTCATTAGTATTATAGTAGTATGCTTCATCTTTTTTATTTGTTGAATCTGTAATTACTTCATAGATACCTATATTATTTAATTCTGATTGTGACCATAAAGAAAATATCTTAGCTGGGTATCTTACATCTCCTATTACAACTGATTTAGGGTTGGTTATAAGTTGAGTGATATTATTATCTTTTACTATTGCGTGCATATTTTAACTTTCACTTAAATTTAATGTTCTACCTACCTCTTGCCATACGGCCCCATTATAACGAAAAACCAGAATGTCAGTTTTTCCATCTGTCGATGTAAACGTCGGAGCTGTCGACGCGGCAAATTCGAATACAGTATTGAAGGCAATCGTATGACTTCCGTTGTAATTAATCTCTAGACAGACAAAGGAACCTTCAACTGAATTGGTTGGTGCAGCAAATGTGGTGTTTTCTGTTGTTAGATGATATGCGTTTGGTTTTGCTTGCACATCCCAAGCTACAGCGTTTGATGAAGACGTTAGCGCTTGTTGTGGAATGTAAGCTAGATCGTTAAATTTAATGTATCCAGCCCCTTTCGCCGTGAATTCTAAACCAACATTTGTGTCACCACCTGATGCAGCGATAGCAGGATTGTTTCCTGTTGCAGCATTGGTTACTTCCAACTCGTTTACTGCTGAAGATGTTGTTTGAAATATAATTTGTTCATTTCCATTCGCATCTGCAATAAAACCTGCATCTGCAATTATTGGAGCCGTTAGAGTTTTGTTTGTAAGTGTGGCAGTTGAAGTCGCTGAAACCAGTCTAGCATTACCACCAGTGCTAGGAAGAGTTAAAACATTACTAGCAGACTCCGAGTGTGGTGCAGCTACTATTTGCTGACCATGAGAATTGTTTTCACAATTAAGTTGAAGAGTACCTTGATTAGTATTGCCTTTAATAGTTACATGTCCTGTACCATTTGGTGCTAATTCTATATCCGCATTTGATGTGGTAACGATATCTTGACCATTCATATCTAGGTCGCCACCTAATTGAGGTGATGTATCTGCAGCAACACTAGCTATACCTAAAGTTACTTCTTTTATATCTGGATTAGTGCCATCATTTGCAGTTGCGATAACAATCTTATCACCTTTGTCTGTAGTGGCGAAAGTAACAGTTGATCCTGAACCAGTCGCATATTTAAACTGAACTGTGTATCCACCTGATGTTGAGTTTCTTAAAAAATAAAAAGTTTGAACGTCAATTGGAATAGTTACGATTTGGTTTCCTGTAATTGTGCCTGTGAACTCAATCATTCTGTGAGAAAGTTCTGCGCCAGTTGACCCATCAGAAACTGCTAGAGCAGTTGTTTGAGCTCCACCGGCTATTGATTTAGCAACATAACCACCAGCTATCTGTTCTATGATCTGTAAATTAGTATTAGTTTTAGTCCCCCATGTACCAGCGTTTTCACCAGTTGCTTGAAGTTCTACCCCTAATGGTGTGTATGTTGATGCCATATTTTATCTCCTATGCAGCGTCACTATAACTTGTATTTGATCCAGATGCAACATCACCATATGCGAAGATATCTACATTTCCCACACTGGATGTTATTGAGAAACTATCCAATCCGATAGTAATATCGGTGAGTGACATAGAGCCAACATTAGCGTTAAATGATTGACCCGTTAATCCTAGACCCTCTTCTATTGTCAGAGAACCAACACTGGATGTCATGCTCAGACTTGATGGTTGAGCAAGAGCGCCCCCTAATCCAACTATAGATCCTAAATTGAATGTAGCTGAAACACCTGATATTTGAACTACATCATTTGGTATTGTGACACTACCGACACTAGCAGTGAAAGATATCCCAGTTAGCGCTGCCTCTTGTGAGGAAATACCTTGTGCTGTTCCTTGTGCCGATGTAATTGATACACCAGAAAGTATGGCTGTCTCGTTTGGTGCTTTTGCTGTTCCCTGACTTGCGGTAAAAGATTGACCTGTTACGCCAATCGTCATGTCATTAACGGTCAAAGATCCAACAGAACTGGTTATGGATTGACCGGTTAGTCCTACCTGCATGTCTACCACAGAAACACTACCCAGTGATGATGTGATTGATAAACTTGTTTCTATTACAACAGGAACAAAAGCCTCTCCTTGAGAAGATGTAACGGATTGTCCTGTTGGTGTGATTATAATATCAGGTATGTCGACTGAGCCAACACTAGATGTTATGGATAAACCTGTTGGAAATACTGTTGCGTCTTTGAGCTCGCCCCACTCACCATCGTTCCAGGCTTGAGCACCCCAACCTGTTTTAAAAGTTAAGGCTTCGTTCCAATTAGCCTGATCCCAGGTTAATCGGCCCCATCCTGAAGATACCGACATGGTCGGCCTCCTATGCTAATCTGATGATCGCGTTACTTGCGTCTGCTGTAGGAAATTCTATCTTGAAAGTCCCATTACTGGCTGTTTTATCGCCACCGAATGCAATGACACAAACAGCATCAGTTGTGCCTGAACCACCATCTGTTGTTGTATTATAGATTAATGCGCCGTTTGCAGTGAAAGAAGCTGATGTAAAAGTTACATCTGAAAAATCTGTGAAAGCTGTTGTTGAGGATAGAGACACACCAGAGTTTGTAAGAGTCGCTCCACCTGCACTATATGCAGATCCGGATGTGTTTGATATCTCGTTTGATGTTGAATAGTCAGTCGTAGCTGCACCTAGAGATGCTGAACTTGTAAATAAAGCGATCTTAAAAGTGTGTCCACCTGAAGATTCAAAACTGTGTTTACCCTGTAAAAGTTCCTGTTTGAAACTTGAACATATTGCTGATGATATAGCCATAGTTTACTCCTTAATTATGGTGTTCGAGATGGTAGAGGAATTCTAATTGCACCGTCGGTGTAATCATCCCTTCTTCTTCTACCAATTTGCTCACTAGCAAATTTCTCTACTTCTTGTTTATATTTATTTTCATATAAAGTCAACATGTCTATAGGGCCTTTTAAAAAGCCATATGCCTCTGATAAACAACAATATAAAAGCCCGTTTGAAAAATTCATACTAATGTAATTAACACCATCACCCTCTAAAAGGTCTGGCATTTTATTAAAATGCACTCTAAATCTGTAAGTTGTATTAGGAACTGGGGCAAAAGCTATACGTCCAGATGTGGTGTCTGATTCTCCTGTGCCTCCACCAAACATAGCATAATATTTAGGTTGACCCTGAGCTGCTGATGTGCCTGTCACATCTTGATACTCTTGTAGGTATGTATAATCTTTTTTCTCTAACCATCTATTAGCCCCTGTAGTTTCTGATCCTGCAGTATCATAGACTTGTATTCCTCTTATAAATAATGATCCTGCTGGAGCGTTAATAGATTCTTGTCCAGCAACTAAATTACCTAGTTGTTGTTTTCTATCTGCATCGATAGGCACATCCCTAAAAATTCTGTATTGTGCGTTTAAGATTATGTTTTCTAAAACAGCATCTGTTAGGACATTTGAATCTGTTTCAGTATAACTTCTTATTTGTGTTTTTAATCCTGATGCACTTAATCCCGCCATTATGCTAATTGAGTAACTGGCCCTGCAGTTACCGTCAATCCTCCTGCTTTTTCTGTTACCGTAGCGTTTGATCCACAATCAAACACATAGGTA